CTTGCCACCAAGGGCGACCGGCTTCTTCCGTGCTGCGGTCATGCCGTCTTTCTTCTCGCGGATGCCCACGGTGACGTGGACCCCGCGCTGCGGATTTACCAGCACGCTTACCGTTTCGACGATGTAGCCTCGTGCTGCGACCAGTTTGCGGACAATCTCCTTGAAGCGCTTGTCCCTGTGGTGCGTCCCCACGTCGTGGGGCAATTCGATCGTTTCGACGAAGCGACCATCTTCTGGGTGTCGGGAGATGTACAGTCCCGCCACCATCTTCTGGCTCTCACTCTGATCCATGGAAACCTCCCAGCTGCACGGGATTCCCCTTGATCTGGGGCCGCGCTGCCTTGTAGCTACGGCACCTGATTTCGGCGCCGGTTGCATCCTTGTTTAAATGATCGCATTTCCCCTTGCGGCGGATAGCAACGCAGATCCCATCATGGCGCATATGCTCGCATTCGATCTTGTCCATCTTCTCTACGAGTCCAGCGACAAAGCTCCGCAGATTGGGTCCGACCATCACATTGCGAGCCATCATGCCCTTGATGTGGAGCAGTCGTCTGTGGTTGTCTCCGCTTGGATCTGCGTGCTGCATCAACATCTCCACGGTGTCCTCGAGTCGGCTCATATCTCGTCACTCCTCGCGCCCAGCTGACGGGCCCACCTAGTAATTTTTTTATCGTACCACTCACACTTGTAACCACGCCAGTACAGCCATGGGCGGTCCGTGTTGTGGCGGATAGCGCGCTTCTTCATCTGGCGCACGTTGTATTCGAATCCCTTGCCAAGGGAAAATAGCTCCTCGAACCCAATCGCAGGGAGTGATGGGCTGTACTTCGGGCGACACCCTTCCTTCCCGCACCACCAGAGTTCATGCAGCGGCGCAGCGTCAATACCAGTCTTCCGCCACTGGGCAAGCGCCTTGTCGCTGGTCATCGCTGCGACGATCTCATCCTTGGTGTGGGAGATATGGAGGCGGCTACGCTTGAGAGTGCCTTCCTTGTACGCCCATAGCCTGGGAAACATCCCCAGCGCGCAGCGGTCAAATCCGCTCTCGTTCTTTGCGACGCCAGCGACGCCCCATGGATTTACGATGTGCCCGTCACTGCTCCCATTATCGGAGTACTCCCATGACAGATAGACTATCCGATAGGCCCACTCCAAGGCCGCATCCTCGATCTCCTCTTTGGTCTCGTATTTTTTTCCACACTCCCACCACGCCGAACGCGACTTGAGCTTTGTGATCCCCGAAGACAGGCGCCCAATCATGATCAGGTGCTCGCGCCTTGGGAAGGGCGGCTCCGGTTCCTTAAACTCGGTTGTTGGAGGTGGGTCCACGAGAGGGGGTGCGTCTTCGCAGTAGAAATCCTCCTCGGACAGGAGCTCACGCGACGCGACAACATCGAGCGCTGACAACTCCTGCGGTCGGGACAAGTCGTGCGTGTCCGCTGTTCGCGCAGTGCTCCCAGACGTGGCAAAGAGCGCGATCACAGCGAACCCAAAGGCCAGAGCGGCCTGTGCCATCCTGTTACCGGGCTCGTTTGGTTTAGGGCTGTCGTCCGATTCCTGGGTCATTTATCACCTCAACTTTCTGAGCTTACTTTCGAAGTCAAAGAAGTAGTCCGCTGTCAGGTCTTCAAACAACTCCCACGGGAAACCCGCAGGATCAATTTTTCTTCTGCTCGCCTGGAGATGGCCGATCAAGCCGATGTGTTTGAGCGCATCCGCAACGACTGTACGTGGTATTTTCTCCGCCCTGTTCCTGGGGAATCGCGGGGGCACCGTGAAGTAATCCCCCACGTAGAGGCCATCGGCGTCGACATCGTTAATCCAGGCTCCGTTTTTCCCATTTCTGAGCAAACCGCACGCTATCCAGCACCCGGCCGCAAGCCGAGCCAGCGCCTCTACCTGGGGATCTGTGAAGCAGAAAACCTTGATCTTCTGACCGTGGATCACGTCCACCATCTGGGTGTGAGGTAGGTTGCCGAGTCGCTTGCGACGAGCGGCGGAGTAGTAATTGGGTTTGGCGTCCACCAATGGGAATAGACAGCACTCCACACCGATCGAGATCGGATTGTGCTTGCCCCCGTGCCAGCAGCTATCCACGGCATCATTATATTGATAAATCCTCCCGTCATCCTCGATCGCGAATTGCACCGACAGTTTGCGGTCCATATACAGGGTGTTGTACATGTTGGTCGGATCGCGCCCGTCGCCTCCGGAGTGATGGACAAAGAACTGTCTGACCGCCCCGACTCCCCTTGGCCGGTCTGAGTAGCGCTTCCCCTGTATTACCCGAGTCTTGGTCTTCCCCGTCCTTCGATCCTCGCGTTTCACAACCACCCGCTTCGTGGTGTATCCATCGAAGCCGCCCGGGTCATCCCACTTGATCACCTTTGTTCCGATGTCGAATAGCGCCCCGTCAAGGACGAATGCGTTACTCTTCAAGAAGCGCCCCTTCGACAGGGATACTTGTAGATCGTTCATGAAGACTCCTCCTGCTGGGGCTCACTGTAGCGCCGGTCCATCATACAACATGAACCTATTCTGGGCCACTGTTGGGAGCATCCCCTCCAGCGTCGCTCTCGCCCTCTGAGAGGTCTCCGTCTTCGCCTTCGCCTTCGGGGTCGCCCTCCTCATCTTCGGACTCTGAGGCGTCCTCCTCGGGGGCCTCTTCGACGATTTCCTCCGCTGACTCCAGGGTATCAGAAACAGCGGCGAGAGGCACCTTCCCCCCCATACCGGCCGGCATCTGCGCTGGCATCTTCGCCGACAGAATCTTCCGCAACGTGGCGTCCATCTGAAACGCCATCGCCACTGACTTCGCCTTGATGTTGGCGATCGTCTCCGTGTATCGGCAGATAGCTGCGGAGTCGCCTGTCTCCCGCACCTTGGCCAACTCCTCCTCCAAAATGAGGATCTCCGCTGATACGGCCTGAGCGAGCATGGGCGCTGTGCTACCCATCGCCTGGGGCTGCTGGACTTTCACGCCTCGCCCTTTGTTATTTTTCTGCCTCTTCGATCCCTTGCCTCGGGTTTTTGCTTGGCTCATTTGAATATCTCCCTGTCTTCGGCTAGTGCCGCTCTCTCCCATTTGTCCTCGTCTGGGAGTTTATTGTAGTTTGCTGGTAGCATTTCGATCAAGGACACTGCCGCATCTGGGAGGTCAGCGTCCATTTCCTCCGCGTAGCTCAACGGAATTTCTGGCGTGTCGTCGTTCGCCATCCACAGATAAAGCTCCGGTCTCCGCGAATTGGGCGTGCGAGTACGCTCGTCTCCAAGTATCCTTATCAGGAGTCCACCCTTCGCATCCCACCAACGCACCGCCTCATGGGAATGTTCGTAGATGCGTATGTCTCCCGGGGCGCAGTCGTTTATCTCGTTGACGTACTCCGACACTGATATGAGAACCGCCTTTCGGAGCCGTTCTTGATCTTCAATTCTGGGATCGGCTTGTTCCTCTGCCCTGGCCGCGGCCTGTTTCTCCTCGGTCTCTTTCGCCTCCTCGACTATCGGATCGGGTTCTGGTTCGTACCCTGTCGGCTCCGCTACTCCTAGCTTGACGGCAACCTCTTCTCGCACCTTGGCGCGGATGTCCCGCTCCTTACGCTTCGTCCACTTCTTGCCATCCGCCTCTGCCGCTGCCTGTTCTCGGGCTACAGCCTCGTCCATCGCATCGACTACTGCAAGGGCAGCATCTGGCAACCCCGATATGCAGTCCGCAGACATGTACTCAACGGCGTGACCCTGCCAGTCCTGGCCACGGTACTTTTCGTCGCGCATGTTAATTACCCTTATCCCCTCACATGCTCTCCGAAATTGAGCGGCGATCTCTACCGGGACACGGAAGCGAAAGCTCGTGTACTTGGTGCCATCGGGGCCGATGTTGGGGTCTTTCCCCTCCTCGTCCCCCGTGCGATCCTCTCCTCTGTCATGCCCTGCATCTGGGCTCGTGAGCGTTGAGGTCACAGCGTATGTCACCTCATCATTTCCAACCCTCGCGGTGGCCACCGATCCCTTCACGCTGATTCTCCCCCCACACTTGGCGCATTCCAGCGATACCGATGTTCTGTTTTGCCGCTTCACCTCGAAGGCCGTGCTATGGCATTGACAAACGAGGATCTTTGTTTCTGCCGCCTTGTGGTCTTTACTCTCTTCTTTTGTCATCTATATTCTCCTGGTTCTACTGATTCCTACCATCCGGATTTTGCCCCACTATCGGTGCTGAAAAACCCGTTGTTGATTTCCTTGCCTGACGCCTCTGGGGTAGCTCCATCGCTTGGGCTCAGTGAGCCATCACGGGTATGATCCCAGTCGCGGATATACATGCGCGACAAGTCACACCAAAGATCTGCGGTGCCTGTTATCCCGTGGCTGGCCTTAGCAATGATCAGTTTCAACATGTGGTCCACGTCTGGGTTGTCCGTGTAATAACCGGGCCGATAAAGAAACCATACGAACCGCGCAACCTCTTCAATCTTTCCCGAGTCGCGGAGATCTGAGAGCATGGGTCGCTTGTCGTTCCTCCCTTCAACCCCGCGCGATAGCTGCGCCATTAGCAGCACTGGGATGTAAAGATTCTTTGCCATGTCGGCAAACGCCCGCGCTGCCTTGCTGATCACCTCGTAAAACTTTTCCCCTTTATCGGCAACGTGCCCAAGATGGTCGACTATTATGAGGTCCAGTCCGTGGAGATTCATGTGCGATGCGGCGATCTGCTGGATGTTTCCCGATGTAAGGCCGGCGGAGTCGTCGATCCAGAGCGATAGATTATAGATCCGGCTGAAGGCTTCTACCAACTTTTTATGATCAACCTCCCGCACAGAGCGCAGAATCAGCTGTTGCAAGTTTATGTCCGAGAACCGGGCCACAAGACGTAGCCTGACAAACTCCTCGACATCTTCGAGCGTGATGTACAGCACCCGCTTTCCGGCCAATGCCGCGTTCGTCGCTACGTTCAAGGCGAAGGCTGATTTCCCCATGGCTGGACGCGCGCCGCAGACCGTGAGCAATCCCGGCCATAGGCCTCCAGTGGTCTCGTCGATCTCTGACATGCCCGTCTTGATCAACCCTTTCGGCTCCTCACCACGGACTAATTTCTCGTGCAATTCGGTTAGGCCATCCTTGACGAGTCGAGGCCCCTTCGCGGAGTATAACAATGACGCTGCTGAGATAACCGACGAACGGGCCTCCGTTACATAATCCTCAACGCTGTCGGGTTGCGAATAGCCAGCAATCGCCACCTTGCGGGCGGCTTCGATCATGGCTCGTATCGTAGCCTTCTCACGGACGATCTTTGCGTACACCCCGATGTGCGCCGATGTGGCCACGCTGTCTAGCAATGCAGAGAACACCATCGCCCCCCCGCACTGGTCCAATTCGCCGCGCCGTTTCAATTCCGAGCCAAGGGTCACAGCGTCGATCTCTGATCCGCCCTCGTCGAGGTCGATCATCGCCACGAAGATCCGTCTGTATTTATTACTAAAGAAGTGTTCCGGTTCCAGGGAAACACGAGCGACGGCGAGCGCTTCGTTGTTAAGCAAAATCGCCCCGAGTACGGCTTTCTCGGCCTCGGTATCGTTCGGCATCTCCCGTTTACTTGGCATTCTCTACCTCCTGGCGAAGGGACTTTCCGTGTTTGTATTCTCCCTTATCTGCGCCTTGCTTTGGTCCTTTCCCGTTGCGACTTTTCTGGATCAACAGCTGGTCGTATTGCTTCCGCAGCTTGGTTGGCGACAGAATGTTTGAACTCCAAAAGTCGTGCTGCGCCGCCCAGCGGATGATCTCGGCTACCTCTCGTGGTGTTCGACCGTCGAGGCGTAGCAATCGGTCCATGTCGCGGACCCAGATCTTGTGATTGTATTTAACCTTCCATTGGGGATTTTCTTTTTTGATTTCAGCCTCCATGAAAGCAACCAGTTTTTCAGCGTCGCCGAAACTCGCTGATGCCCTCGCCGTGGCCGATAGCTCATCGGCCTCCTGATCGTTAGACAAATCGGGCCTCTCAGCGTCACCGACCTCGTTGCTCGTCGGGCCGTCACCTGGTGGCTCCAGCGGAGAATCCTTCTGCTTCCCTTCCAGCGCATCTGTCAGCACCTTGACCTTTGCATCGGTCGCGCCGAACGCTTCCGTCATCTGGGCATGAGCACCACGCAACCACTCGGCGCGAAGCTCGCACGCTGGCACCTCACCCAGAGCGGAGATCCATCCGCGCACCACGTTTGGGTTGTCTGGGAGATTGTGAGATACCGCCCGCAGTACCACGATCACCCGCGCACCTCGGTCGATCTTTATAAATCCCTTGGACTGGAGCAGATCCAGCGAAGACTGTACGCGCACTAAATTTTTGACCGTCTCTTCGGCCGTGGACTGGACAGCATCCGGATCGGCAAACAGATCCTCGGCAATCATAATATCCGAAGCCACGATCAGCCCCGGGCAAAGGACTTGGTGTGGGCACGATAACAAATATGCCCAGCAGAGTTTAGTGTCGGCGTCCAACCTTCGGACCTTTGGTGAACGCCACATGTAAGTTTCAATTTTTCGAAATCTTCTCGCCATCAGGACTTGCCCTCACTGTGGTTCAATTAGCGCGCGTGTTTCATCCTTCCACCTCGACTAGAACGGTATGTCGTCATCGTCGCCCGGTCCATGGCCATTTCCCAGCGGAAGCGTTCCTTCCCCTTTTGCGGCCGGCGGAGATGGCGGACCTTTCTTTGCCGGTCGTCGGCCACCTCCCTTCTTGGGTTTTGCTCCTCCATTCGGGGTTGCCTTCTTCTCGGCGGCGAGCTTTGCCTTCCGGTCTGCCTCTTCCAGTGCCTGTTCTTCCTCCAGCGTAAGGGCTCCAGAGTCGTCAACCTCTGGAGGGTCCTTATCATCAGCGCCGGATTGTTCTTCGGATGGCTCCTCGTCTTGGACCACACCGTCTTCGTCAACCAGTTCCTCTCCCTGGTCTAGCGCGGCCTCTTCCTCAAGTAATCGTTCCTTGAGAGACTTCGCCCCTTCCCTTGTCGCGGCGCTTGCCGACTGGTCCCCCGATGATCGTGGTTGAAGCTCTGGCAAATCCACGTCGGGGAGGACTTCGGCGACACCATGTACCAGACCCTGCTCGAGGCCTAAATCGTGGCGCTCGTCCAGAGATGCCGCGCGCTGGAATTCAGAGGATAGCGGTAGCAGTTTAGAACCGTAACGAATCGCCGTCTTGCGTCCCATCTCCGGTAGATCGGTGACCCACGGTGTATCGAAAGCATAAGGCCCGGAATCTCCCCTCCGCATGGCCCTCTCCTCTCCGGTTTTTTTGTCGGTCTCAATCCATGCCTTCCGTTGAGCAAGCGCGCGCTCCCTGGTCTGGATGATTTTGGACCACGGCAACACTTGAAAGTGTTGCTCCCCGTCTTGGAGACGAGCGAACATGTAGACGGCAACAGGGTCACCCCTGTCACTCTCGCCTTTGGCCGGGTTCCATGTATGTTTCATCCGCTCTGTGGTGCCGTACTCGAACTCGAACGTGTCGGACTCGTAAACAACTTGCGCGTTGATGTCCTTCACCTGGCCGCTTCTGAGCGCAAGCTCCACGAGACCCTGGTAGCCGAGAACCACGTTGCACTCCATGACTCGGCGCTTTCCGTTCCAGAACGGCACTAGGTGAGCACGACCCAGAATGGAATCAGGAATGAGCCCCAGTTGGGCACATTCCAGCACAGCGCCAACAAAGCTCAACGGCTCACAGTCCATCAGCTTATCAGCCCCGCGCCAGGTTGTGAGCGCAACTCGGATCAGTTTGTCTGCCGCGATATGGCGCGGTAAGACCTTTTGGAATTGCGGGGCCATGTCGTTCAACATGCCGCGCACGTCCTTGAACTTCCGGTCGAGGGGGGTTATAGCCTTCGTAGCGTTCCCCGTCTTTTGGATTTCACTTCCCATCGTCTGTTACCTCCTCTTTTAGGCTTGGATTAAAGCGCTTGTAGGGTTTGCCCTGTTTCTCGAAATCTGAGAGTTCGATCTCTGGATACGCCAACTTCAGGGCTTTCTTGTCGAAGGTCTTTCTGCCCGCTGCCAGGGAGTAGGAAAACTTGTCCCTGCCGATGTGAACGGAGAAAATAGAGGTCGCCTCCATCAGGTCCAGCACAAGGGCCTTCGCCTCGTCGATTTCTTTCTTGGCCACTTCGTGGGCAGCATTAGCCTTGCGGTAAATGCCAAACGCTTCATTCCACGCGGTGGACTCTGACACATCGCGGCTGTCGCCGCCTTTCTTTTTGATCTTCGGCACCTCCCCCTCTGGAATCCTGTCCTGGGGTGGCACATTCTTCTCGACGTTTTCCCGCCAGAACCGGGTTGCCCGAGCGATGATCAACTCGATCATCTCTTCGTCCCGCTCCAAGGGAATGTGGCGATATTCCCACAACTCCGCCGAAAAGATCACAAAGTGACAGATCTTCGCTCCGGTGACCGCCATCTGGTGCTGTCCTTGGATTTGGTATCCATCCGACAATCCCTCTTCCTTGATTTTCATGAAGCCACCGATTCGCGGACACTTCACCTCCACGATCTCATCGGTCCCATCGCCCACCTTGCCGTCAATGTGTGCATAGATGAAGGAATGTACCGGATGATGGACCTCGAACTCGCTGTCCTCTCCGAACTTTTCCTCCAGTGTGAGGGTGCCGCGCACGTCCGCCCCGGTGTCCCGTCGAAACTCTTCCAGGGCATGGGCCTCCAGGGCAGTCCCTCGGCGCATGTCTTTGGTCTCTATGAAGTCCTCATCGAGGCCTTTTTTCTCCATGTAAAGATCGCGCGGGGTCTTGCCGAAGTGATCGCCCAGCACAAGGATCGGAGACTCGGATGCTCCTACTCCCTGGCGTCGGCGTTCTTTCCATCCCTGGTACAGTTGTTCCTCAGTTGCCAAAGTTGCCATTGTGTCCTCTTCTCGGCACAGCTGCCGCGTTGGTGTTGGCGCCTCGCCGTGGTCTCAATAGCGTTCTGCACGGGGGTCGGCTCTGCCGCCCCCTCGTACCGGCAGCGAACAAGCCACAGTACATCTCTGTCGCTGCCACGCAATGGTCTCTCTGTTTATTGTAGGATTCGATCGTTCCTGCTCCAGCCGATGGCCTCACACCTCGGCGGTTTTCTGTTCCGCGTC